GCAACCGACGCACCCTGCTTGGTTTTTGGCCCGACGTTAGAGTAGGTGACGTGGTAGCCGTTCTCAGGATCGTGCATCTCGTTGGTCTTGCCATACGAGTTTGCGGTGATGGGCGGCTTGCCTTCTTCGGCACGCTGCTTGTTCAGGCCCCGGATGACATGGCGGGATGACACGTCGGTCTCGTCCACCACGTTGGGACGGAACAGCAGGCGCATGCTCTTCTTGTCGGACTTCTTCGCGGCCTCACGCATGGAGCCGGTGTGCGCCAGTATCCAGTCCTTGGTCATGGCCGGGTCGTGCTTGGCCTGTGCATGGCACGCGCGCCGGACGGATGCATTGACGTACTGGGACTCGGCATTGGGCGCAAAGCATGTGCCCCGCATAGTGTCCACTACGCCGTTCTTATCGACTCCACCGCCGCAACCCTCGGTCTGGCCCGCGCAAGTGTTGAGCACGTGGCGCATCTCGTTTGCACCATGGCCGGATGTGTACAGGGCGTGGCCAGCGATGCCCTTGGACGCAAAGCCTTCGTAGCCCCGGCCCTGCTCGTCGTGCTCGTGGCGGACGGTGTCGAGCTTCTCGCTCTTGTCCAGAGTGTTGGCGGTTTTGCCAATGTGCTTGGCCGCACGCAGCTTTTGCAGGGCATCTTGTTCCGCGCCGATCTGCTCGTGCAGTGGCTTGTCAAAGTGCTCTTCAAGGGTTTCTTTATGGATGCGGCCCATCTGGCCAAGGGTCAGTGGCTGCCGGTTCTCAGATCCGTAGACCGCCGCACGGGACGCATTGATCTTGTCCATGCCCTCTGCGTGCTTGGTTCCGTGCAGCATGTGCCGTGGAACTACGATGCCCTTGACGCCGCCGAAGCCTTTTGCGTTGACCAGAATTCGGCTGGGCTGTTTGACTTTTTTGGCTTTGCTTGCCGCCACTTCGGCGCGCATCTGTTCTACGGTTGGTGCCACATGACCTCCAAATAGGGTTTGGCGCGCATTCTACGCGGCATAAGGATTTTCGCGGTTGCGCTGGCCCGCGTCAATGTAGTCGTCCTCGTCCACCCATTCTCGTGGGAAGTCGATGGTCAGCCACCCGGCGTCGCGCAGGTATCGCAGGGCTTGGCTCATGGCGTCCACAAAGTCGTCGTGGGCTGTCTCCGGGAACGAGCAGACTTGACTGACCATGCCCTCGGCCCAGTCCCGCACGAAGCCCTTGCGCTTGCTGGACTCCGGCACCCAGACCCGTCCGGCCTTGATGATGTTGGACACAATGCTCAGGCGCTGAATCTTGTCGGCCTTGCCCGGGTTCCACGGGATCACCGGCAGGCCAGCCCGGCGCAGGTCTTGGATCAGGCTAATACCGGCGCTCTTGTCCTCGATCAGCAGGACGTCCACGCGCTTCTTCTCCCTGCCGTCACCGTAGACCGTCTCGTACTCGTCCACGATCCGGGGGCGCAGGTCGGGGTACTGCAGCCGGTCCTGCCAGCAGTCGATCACCATCACGCACATGCCGCCGTCGGTGGGCTTGAAAACCCCAAAGGTTATGTGGGCGGTCGGGTCGTTCTGCGTCTTCTCGCTGGTGGCCACGTCCATGGACTGCACGATGTACTCGAACTTCGGAAACTCCCGGCCATCAGGCCACAGGCGGAACCAGTCCCGCTTGACAATCCCGCCTTCTTCAGGGTCGATGATCTCCGCATGGATCTCCTGCCGCCCGAGGTTCGTGCCCTCGTAGCTGAGGATCTGCTTCTGGAACGACGGCGCGAGGTTGTCGATGTTGCTGTACGTGCTGGCGCGGGTGATCACTACGTCGTCGCCTTCCCGGGCAATCAGGTCCATCACAACGTCTTTGGGCTTGGGCGTGGTGGAGGCGATCAGCCGGGTGTGCTTGCCCAGCCGGATGCCGAACTGGATCATGTCCCAGCTTTCCTGCAGGTATTCCCACGCAGCCAGCTCGTCCAGCCAGCCACCATGAAATTGGGGACCCCTGAAGCGCTCGGGCTCGGACGCCGGGATGCCCTTGATGAGCGAGCCATTGATCAGGACCAGCTCATGCAAAGATTTGTTGTAGTCCTTAATCAGCTCCGGCGGGATGACGGACATCAATCCGCTATCGCCCTCGAAGCAGGTGGCCCGCAAGTCGCTCGATGTCGGGGCGGAGACCAGCCAGCGGGTGTTGGGCTGCTCCCATGCCCACCAACTTAAGTTTTCAGCGGCTGCACGGGTCTTACCGGCTCCACGGCCTGCGCACATCAGCCAGACGGACCACCAGTCGCCTACGGGCTCGATCTGATGCCGGTGGGCGGTCATGATCCACTTGGCCCGCCATGCGAACGCAATGCGATGGCTTTGCGGTAGCTGTGCGAACTGATCCCGGAGCTTGGGGTCGCGCAGGATGTCAGCTAGGTTGCCCATGGAGTAACGGCAACTCGATGCTGCTCTTCCACCGTCTTCAGGTCGGCCAGCACCTCTCGGGGCACCAACTCGCAGTCAATGTTCCACAAGTGGTCGTCAATGACATTCCACTTGTTGACCGACCAAAAGATGCGCGGTCTTATGTGCAGGCGCAGACGGAAGCGGTAGGAAGTCGCGGTGTAGGTGGCAAAGTCGTACCATGCCCATATAGCCAGAAAGCCACCCGGTGCCCGGCGTAGGTTCAGTCCCAGCTTCATGATATTGCCCTCTGGCGTGTGGTGGATCATCCCGGCTGGCCTTCGAGCTTGGCCATAGACATGTACTTCAGGACCTCACCGAACACGTCAAAGCTGGTCTCGACCACCAGCGGATTTTTGTCGTCGCCAGACACCACGGTCCGGTTGCCGTACTTCGAAGGGTCCCAGCAGGCCAGCAACTTTAGTCGGGTCTCGATGCGTAGCTTGCGGTGGCCGAGCATGTCCTCAATGGTCACCCGGCTGCCTTTGTCGTCCAGCACCTCAGTCTGGCCAAGGTGGAAGTTGTCGGCGATCTCTAGCGTTTCCTCGGCCATTGCTTGGAATCCGGCTGCTCGCGCGCGCGTGACCTGTAGGGAAAGCTCATCGTCTTTCGCCAACCAGTCATACATCACCGTCCAATGCGGCATGTGCTCATCCCTACAGATTTTCCGTAGTGGCTCTCCGTCGCTTAGGCGCATGCAGATCTCTGCTGCAAGCTCTGGGGTGTATTTGCTCGGGCGGCCCACTTTCTTTTTTGGGGCTACGAGCGCGTTATCGGCCACCACAGGTAGATTGCCCTCAACTTGGTCGTTTGGAGGCTTGTGGGGCCGTTTCTGAGGCTTTGCGGTAGTTTCTGGCATGGTTAATCCTTATTCCTAATCGCTGTCAGTGTAACAAGTTGTTGGTGTGGGTTTGGTTCTCATGGGTTCACCATTCTCCCGAACGTCGCAGACATGGCTCTGCGCCCAGCGTGTACCTTTGTCTATCGTCCTTGTACACCAACACGGCTGGGGACTGTGCGCTCCCCCGAGTAGTCCTCAGAGGCAATCCCCATGCGTGATGGCCACCCCTTGCGGGGGTGAGTCGTCAACTACTCTTGCGATGTGCCCATCACCCGGCGTTCCATGGCTTTGTTCGCAACCTTGAGATTTTTGATCTCCTCTTTCTGGCGCTCCACGGTGCTGGTCAGGTGCTGTATCCGGCTCATGGCGCTATCGATCCAGTTTGATACTTCGGCTGGCATGTTGTAAACCGTTTCGGTTTTAGAACGCTCGATTTTAATCTCGGGCAAAACCTTTGTGGTTTTTTTCGTTGTTGCCATTTGAGTCACCTCACTAAATCTGGCAGCCACGACATGCAGGCCACAAACAAAAAGAACATCGCCGCTATGAGCAGCTTGTCGCTGGTAGTTTCACTTTGCATTATATCTTCTTCCTCTTGTTGATGATGGATTGCGCCCATGGAACGACGAAGTCGTTGTATGGGATTGGGATCTGTGGCTCATGGTAAAACTTTCGGATGTTGAGCGTTTGCTCAACTTGAAACTTTTCAGGCTCTGCCATCCGTATGGCATGGATTAGGTTATCCAGCTCAGGCCGGGCCAAGTGCATATCCTCCCGTTTAGGCCGGGCGATTGCTTTCAGCATCTTTTGGTGTTCTTCACGTAGCATGGTTTTTCTCTTTTAGTTAAACAATTGTGGTCCTGCGGTTCTTGGAGTTTGGGAAGAACACCAACGAGAAGACGGGGAAGTCCATTGGCTCGTCTGGGGTCACCGTCTCACCGTTGATAAGTACCGCACCTTGGGCCATGTGCCTGCGCAACTCCCCATTGCTCATAGGGGTGCAAGGACGCTCGGCGGACATGGGTATTGCTGGCCGTAAGTTATTCAAGTATTGCATTACGTTCATGCCTTCTTCTCCAAAACGATGCTTTCAAGCAACTCCATTGCGCTGCCAACATCTTCCAGCAAATAGTCGGGTAGCCTTCTGTCGGGTTGGCTAAATGCCCACGATTCCATTGCGCTCAACAACTTGAGGATGCGCAGTGCTTCTGCTTTAGTCATGTGTTCTTCTCCTTGAGTTTGGCTTCTGTCAATCCTGTAGCAAACCCAATATCTTTTCCAAATGATGCGGTGTGAATTTTTCTTATTTCTTCATCCATCAGCCCGACCCATTCGCGCTTTGGTGGCATGGCGTAAAGAGCCATGCCAACAGGCAAAACCATCGCGGGGTTTAACGGCGCATATGTAAACCGCCCACCATAGGTTCCAGTTACATACGCCACAGGCTCCTGCGCTAACTGTGCCAAGGCTTCTTTGATGGCGGTGATGGCATTGTCAATATCTGCTCGGAATCCGGGCAAATCTTCCAACGCCTCAAGCGCCAGCTTCAATGCTTCACGTTCCATGGTTCATGCTCCTTATTTTTCGTTCAGCTTTTTTAATTAAGAACTCTTCGTAGCTTCCCGTGTACTGGCAAGTGGTGTCAACCACCTCGGCAATGTCAGCATCTGATAACCAAATCCATGTGCGCTGTGGTGGGGCGGTGTAGAGTTCGTAATCGCCCTCTGGTAAATCTCCGGTGTAATCAAAGTCAGTGTTTGTCATTGCTTTGGAGCCACGAAAATACCGCACGGAAAGCGAACCAATCGGCTCCTGCACTGGCAGGGGTGAAGTGGTGGCCTTATTTATTGCGTCAACGAGCCATGATGGAGGCGCACAGTCTGCTTGCTTTCCATTTTCAACAAGGTACGCAGACCATCTGCCGAGACATACCCAC